CTCGTATATTTGCTGGCTTTTCTTTTTATGCTATCTCAAAACAGCTAGGTTCTCTTGCTGATGAATTCACAAACGTCAGTGCGCGTTTATCTAACGTAACGCTTGACTCTGCGAACTTCGCAAAAGTCCAGCAAGACCTATTTAAGATTTCGCAAGACAACAGGGTTTCTTTTCAGCAAACCACTGATTTATATAGTCAATTAGCCCGTGCGACTAGAGATTTAAGAGTACCTCAAGCGGAGCTTTTGCGTCTTACCGATGGCATTGGTAAGGCTCTTATTGTTTCTGGTGCGTCTGGTCAATCTGCAAGTGCTGCATTGATGCAGTTGGCGCAGGGTTTTTCTGCTGGTGTCTTGAGGGGTCAGGAATTTACCTCTGTTCAAGAACAAACGCCTCGCGTTCTCCAGGCTGTTGCACAAGGCTTAGGGCTTACGACTGGTCAACTTAAATTGTTGGCTGAAGAAGGCAAGCTCACCACGCAAGTGTTTATTGACGGCTTCAACAAAGGTCTTCCTGGCGTTGAGGCTGAATTCAAGAAGATGCCATCTACCATTGGGCAAGCTATCACTCAAGTTGTTAACTCGACATTCATGTTGGTTGGCACGATTGATAAATTGACTGGTACAAGTCCAGCTATTGCATCTTGGGTTAAATCATTTTCCAATGGCATTGATTTTCTTAATGAAAAGATAGTTAATTTCAAGCCTATCACGCAAGCCACTGTTGATATGGTTCAAGCTAAAGAGGAGCTTGATCGGTTGCGCTCAATGAAAGGTGTTGGTCCTGAGCCTATTCGTCAAATGTATGACGAAAAGATTTTGGAGGCTGCAAAGAAATTTCAGGAAGCTAGAGATCGTTATTTAAAAGAACGCGCAAGCCAAGGTGAAGATCAAAGCTCTGCTGAAACTGCACGCTTGCTTCGTTCTGGAAAAATTGTAAAAGTTGAAACTGAAGAAGAGAAAAAGGCGCGAGAAAAAGTTGCCAAGATGATTGAGGAGCTTCAGGATAAGACTAACGAAATCCTTTATGGAAAACAAAAAGTATATCTTGATGAGGTAAGAAAACTTGGTGGAGAGGCTGCTGTAAAAGCTGCACAAGAGCAATTTGATATTCAAAACGCATATCAAGTTGCAAAAGAACGTGCGGCGATGAAAAACAAAGATTACGAAGCTGCTGAGAAAGCGTTTCGTGATAACCAATTAGCTGCTCTTGAAGACAAGCGAAAAGAAGAAGAAAAAAATATAAAAGCTCAAGATAAAGCAAATAACTATCTCAATGAATTTAAGTCTAATCTTGATGCAGTGAATGATCGTATCGCTTTGAAGAATGATGGAATCTTCAGAACGAATGAAGAGTTATTGATTGAGAGTTCTCGCCTTGATTTGTCTGCGAAGCTCTATGAGACTATCCGTAAGGTAAAGAATCTTGACAACCTCACAACAGATCAAAAATTGCTTAAAGAGCAAGAACTGACTGACGAATACAACATTCAACTTGAGCGAATCAAAGAGATTGCAAAACAGCGAAAGATTGACCATGCTGACTTTATGAAGGGTGTTGGCACTGGCATCAAGAAATACCGCGATGAGATTTCCGATGTTTCAACATTGATGGAAGATAGCGTTGTCGGTGCTCTAAGAGGAATTGAGGATGCCTTCATTCGATTCGCAGAGACTGGAAAATTGAGTTTCAAGGGTCTTGCAAATTCCATTATTGCTGATCTCATTAGAATCAATGTTCGTCAAAACATAATGACGCCTCTGAGCGCTGCACTTGGTGGTATGTTTGGCACGACATACGGTCAACTGACAACTGGAAGTGGCGTTACAAATCAATTTAATCCTGATGTGAACTATCGAGCAATGGGTGGACCTGTGACTTCTGGTCAACCTTACATCGTTGGTGAGCAAGGTCCAGAATTGTTTATGCCTTCCAGCAGTGGGACAATCATTCCCAATGGTCAGTCTGGAAGCTCTGTTGTTGTTAACCAAACAATCAACGTCACCACTGGCGTACAGCAGACGGTTCGCGCAGAGGTGATGAATATGCTGCCTCAGATCGCAAATGCTGCCAAATCCGCAGTGGCAGAGGCTAAACTTCGTGGTGGCTCCTTTGCCGCTGCAATGAGGTAATCATGTCAATAAGTTATCCAGTGTCATTCCCGAATCTAGGGATTAAGAGCATGACAATCCGAGCGAGATCGGTTGTCGGGATTTCTTCTTCACCATTCACTTTCCAGCAACAGGTCTACCAACACGCTGGACAAATGTGGGAGGCTGAAATCACCATGCCTCCGATGAAACGTGAAGACGCCGAACAACTTATTGCTTTCATGTTGAAGCTGAATGGAACTTATGGGACATTTACTCTGGGCGATCCCCTTAATACTTCTCCTCGCGGCATCGGGACTGGGACTCCTCTGGTAAATGGAGGTTCTCAGACTGGGAATTCTCTCGTCACGGATGGCTGGACTGCCAACCAGACAGGAATTCTGAAAGCTGGTGACTGGATTCAATTAGGCTCAGGTTCTACCTCGCGGCTTTACAAGATTCTTTCTGACGCAAACTCAAACGGATCAGGACAGGCTACGTTCGATATATGGCCCAATCTAAGGTCTAGCCCTGCGGATAACGCAACGATCACTGTAAGCGCTCCTAAAGGGCTTTGGAGGCTATCTTCCAACGATATGCCATATACCATTGATGAGGCATCCTTCTACGGCATCACTTTGGCTTGCATGGAGGCTTTATGAGCCGAACCCTGACCACGGGCGTTATCTCTGCGATTGAGAGTTCCCAGGTTCGTCCCTTCTATTTGTATCAGGGTGAATTTATCTCTGGAACGGTGAGAGCCTGGAACGGGATTGGCGATCTATCGTGGAACAGTCAAACGTGGGGTGGTCTTGGGTCTTTTTTGAGTTTTTCTCAGATCGAAGAAACATCGGACGTTAAAGCTGCGGGAATGACTGTGAGCCTTAACGGAATGTTAAGCGCGAACATTTCTCTAGCTCTGCAAGACTGCCGACAAGGATATGACGGGAAAATCTATCTTGGGTTTTTCGACACATCGAATGCGATCATTTCTGATCCGTATCTGATTTTTCATGGTCGCTTGGATACTGTCTCGATTGACGAAGGTGCAGAGACTTCGGTGGTCACGCTTAACTATGAATCTCGGTTAATTGATCTTCAGAGGACAAGGGAAATTCGCTACACTGACCAAGAGCAACAGAGGATGTTTTCTGGTGACTTGGGGCTAGAATTCGTTGCTGATCTTCAGGATAAAACCTTGAACTGGGGCAGAGGATAATGGGCTTACTAGATTCTCTTGGAAAAGTTGCCAAAGTTGCCGCAGTTTATGCTGGAGTAAGCACTGGCGTTGCATGGTTTACAACCGGATTCGCTGGCGCTGGTGCTTTTTTTGGTGCTGCGGCTGGTACGGCTGGCGCTTTCTTTGCAAGATCATTTACTACCTCTTTGGTTCTCGGTGCGCTATCTCGCACGCTTGCGAAAGACCCTGAAGAAGTTATCACCTACCAAGACAAGACAGTTACCACAAAACAAGCAATCTCTGCGAGAGCGGTCATTTATGGACAAACTCGCGTTGGTGGAACGATTGTCTACATGGAGACAACCGAATCTAATAAGTATCTTCATTTAGTCATTGCTTTTGCAGGGCATGAGGTTAGCGCATTTGATAACAATGGAACGGATGGCATTGTTTATTTCAATGAAGAATCTGTTTCTTACAGCTTGAGCACAGGTCTTGTCTCGTCCGGTTCTTACTCTGGAAAAGCAAAGGTTCAAGTAAAACTTGGAACTGATAACCAAACAGTTTTCAGTGACCTTGACTCGGCATCTACTCTGTGGACATCTAACCATCGACTGCGCGGGATTGCTTGTGCATATATCCGGCTTGAGTACGATGCAAACGTCTATATGAATGGCATTCCGAATATCAGCTTTAAGATCAACGGAAAAAAGGTCTACGACCCTCGAACGGCTACGACTGTTTTCTCTCAGAATCCGGCTCTGTGCTTGGCTGACTATCTCTGTGACACGCGATATGGTCTTGGCGCTGATTACGCAACAGAGATTGACGAAACCGCGCTAACTGCTGCCGCGAATATCTGTGATGACAACATCCCTCTTGCCGCTGGCGGAACGGAAAAGCGCTACTCCTTAAATGGAACATTTGACACTTCCGTAGCTCCAGAGACTGTTATCTCAGATATGCTTTCCGCAATGTCTGGAAAACTGGTCTTCACAAATGGTAAGTGGACGATTCTCGCTGGTGCATATAACTCGCCATCTCTGACTTTTGACGAGGATGATCTTCGCTCTGGTTTGAAGATTCAATCTCTTGTGTCTCGCAGGGAATTGTTCAATGGCGTTAAGGGAACATTCACAAGCTCTCTTGATAACTACATTGCATCGGATTTCCCACCTGTTATTTCTGACACATACATCGCACAAGACAACGATGAAGAAATAACAAAGAACATTCAACTTCCCTTCACTACCTCTCCGTCAATGGCTCAGAGGTTGGCGAAGATTGAACTTCTCAAGGCTCGACAACAGATCAGTCTTGTTTTGCCTCTGAAGTTGATTGGACTCAAGGCAAACGTGGGTGACGTGATTTATGTGAGAAACACTCGGC